ATCATGGGTCCAGTTTGTATATCCTAATCTTTCAATTTCTACTTGATACCTACCAGAGTAGTAGAGATCTAATCTCAGCATTTCTACAACTGGGTTATCTATTCTGTCAGCTCTCCCTTCATTAGTTACATAGAATGATGGTAAAGATACGCTCATTCTGTATTGTAATCCAATAACATAATTTGCTGTTGTTAATGAAGTGGCAACTGTTATATATTTTCCTCCGCTATCTGTTTGAATGCTTGGTCTTAAGAAATAACCTGCATCACTACCACTAGTGATAATAAATACAGGAGTAGCACCCGTTATAAACCCTCCAGCTGGAAAGTATATTTTGGTATTAGAACCAGAAACACTAGTAGTAACATCTGCTTTATAGTGAATAAAGTCTAATCTTGGAAGAAATTTACTATTAAATGTAGTTGTGATTGGAGCTGTCTCTGGATCATCCAGCAACTCCATTTTAAGGAGAATAGAATTTGTACCATCAAAACAAACTATATAAGCGGTGTCATTATCAAAGCCCATCATCCTAACGGATGTAGGGAACGTCCATTTACTCCAACCTGCTATCTGTCTTTCTCTTCCTTGGTTAAAGAATTTAAAGTTATATACAGTGTTTGTATTATCACCCCAAAAGAGCAAACTATTATTTGGACTATTGGTTGCCCATTTTAAAGCTGGAGGAATATATTCTGGAATTATTCTTGTGTTATCAGCAACTGTTGGTCTGTTATCTACAGAGTCCACAGCCATCTCTAGAATCTTAGAGTAAGTATCTGCCTCAGTTACGAACATGACACTAACACCAGTACTTTGAGGCTCGGTTATTGACCTATATGCATAAGAAGAAATCTCAGTTAATTTTACTGTTGAAGGTCCAAAGGCTACATCTTGAGATGCCATTAGAAACTGAGCATTCTCAGCAAATAACACTAAACCTTTTGGGGTACCTACAGCTGATTGAAGTATTGCTGGTCTGGTAGAAGAAGCTGTTAAATCTATGGGGTCAGAATCACTAACAGTAATAGCTGATGTCTGGAAGAAGTTAAAGTAGTCTCCAGGCTGACTAAGAATTACTGCATCTTCGCTTAGGAATCCAAGACGGTTTCCAAAGAAGAACATATTAGCTATACCTTGATCTACAAAAGATGGGTTGGGGTTACTAGCTTCATCTCCTACTCCCTTACTAGCCCAGCCTCCAAATGCTGATGAACTATTAAGGGGTCCAAGCGTAAAGGTACCATTAGCCTGTCTGACTAAGGCATGAGGCATTGTTGAGGAGTTCAGACCTGTTTCTATTCCTGGCTTAACTGTTTCCTCCCATGATCCAGCTCCAGGGATACCTGCAGCATCTGGGACAAACTTGACATAGTAATCATCTGACTCACTATCAGCAGTATTATTTACTTTGCACTGGAAGTCTGGGAAACATTGGAATGGTAATTCTGTAATGTCATTGGCCGTATCTTTTACTACGGTCATAGCCATATTGGTAGTACCACCACGCACAGCTACGTTGAATGATCTGGTATCGCTTCTTTTAATTCTTAAAACATTACCAATACTATCGCAGGTATAATTAGATAAAGCATTAACTGCATTCTTTAGATTGGTGATAATGTCACCTATCGTTAACGTACCTGAGCTGGCATTACTAGGGGTTGTGAAGGTAGCTATTCCATCACTTGCATAGGTATATTCAAACTTCTCTTTACTAACTCGAATAGTAAATGTTTTACCATCTTCAGTTGCTGTGACTGTATCTCCTACTCTCCAACCAACACCACCATTTTTAAGAATAACCTTAGCGTTATATCTGGAGATATAAGCATTAGATTCTTCATCATAATAGGCAGCACATTGGTTATTAATTCGATATTGAAGTCCTGTTTTACCTGTAGCAGAGGAAGTATGGTCTCCAGCTGAGTGCTGAGAACATCCACCACCATCAGCCACCTCATAAGAACCAGGAGTAATCTCTAACTCTGATGCGCTATAGACTATGGTTTGTGCTGTATTACCATCTCTATTTATATCAATAGAGTAAGTAGTGTTATAAGCAACTGAATTAATAACGACTAGGGCTTCTTCTTTAGTAGTTGTCAGTTGAACTTGGTTCATGCTGACATCCCTTTGACTATTAGAAATTAATGTATAGTCAGAAAGAGATAATGTATGAAGACTATTTAAGTCTGTGGTATCAAGATAGGTCTGAGCACTAGCGTCAACTGTTACTGCACGAGTGGCTCCTGTTGTTGCATCCCAAGCTTTAACAGTAATAACTGCAGGACTACCTGATTTGTAGATAGCAACTATATACTTCTCATTATTATCCCTAAAGATAGGGAACCATTTTGCATCTGTTGGGACGTTGTTAGCAAGTAATCCTACAAACTCTGTAGGGGGTCTTTTCTTACATCCAAATGTAGGATCTAAATAAGTATTAACTGCCTCTCTAACTTGTCCAGGTAGTTTGATTGGATCTGGTTGCTGACTAACCCCACCTAACAAATTAGGTATTGTCTGTGAAACTGCAGCCATGTTTATCTCTTAATAGCGTTATAAGGTAGGTATGATTGAAATTCTTTTCCACCTGCTGAATCATTGAATATGTTGTAATCCCCCTGTTGAGTTTCGTATTCCATTACTGCAGCTCTAGCATTAGCCTCTTCATTTTCAGAGTACTTAACTACTTCGTTGGAACCTACAGCTCTATTAGCAAATAAGTTTGCCGCTCTAATAGTGATGTATTGCTTAAAGACTTCGGGTAGATCTTCAAATTCAAAGTACCAAATTACTTTCAAGTATTGGGTTTCATCAAATGTATATGTATGATTCCTTTTATCATAAAGTTGTTGATTAGACGCTCCAGCTGGCTTTCTAATAATTGGCTCAATGGTTGACCATTCAACCTTATCTAATGACAAAACATTAGCTGGTATCTCAATAATTTTATTTGTATTTGGAACGAAAGGATAATCTTGCTCAGTATTAAACACCCAACCCTCAGACTGGAGGTTATGGTTTACCTCATCTATCATGCTTGTAGCAAGAGTAGCTAAGGGATTGGAAGTCGTAAGACTTGCAAGAGGTGCTTGTCCTATGTTTGATAGGATTATATTTACGGCGGATAATTTTGTAAGCTTAAAGGCCATTTATTTTCTAGGGAATGGTAAGCCCCGAGGAGCCGAAGCTCCAAGGGCATAAATATTATTGAGCTTGTAGAGAACCAGCTACAGAAGTACGGAGAGATCCGACACCCATGCTGAGCTTTCCTACAACTAAATCTCCTTGGTACTGAACCCCGAAATCTCCACTTGTAGTTTCGATGGATGGTCCAAGAGTTTCAACAACTCCAGCGGCTTCTCTTTGGAAGACAAGGCCACAGCAGGTAGCATTTGCATCTGCATAGTCGTTGTTCTCACCAGTAACAGCTGAGTTGTAAGCAGCCATAAATGGAAGATTGTTTGATTTATATAGACGTATTCCAGCAATACTATATAAACCTTTACCAGAGTTGATGTCACCTTGAGATGCACCAAGTTCTCTGTTGAGGATGTTTGTATCTACGGCACTTATAAGTCCTAGGTATTGCCTTGGATTTAAAATGCAGACACGTCCCTCCTGGGGAGCTGAGCGCTCGTCTAATACAGCAGCTGCTTCAAATAGACCGTCTACGATCTTCTGAGCGTTGTACTGGTTAGATGAACCAATTGATACTTCAAAGCCTCCAGGCTCACCAGTTACTACTGATGCTTCTCTGGATGCCATGTCAAGCTTTCTAGCAATTCTAAGGTCATAGAATTTTGCTAAAGCTTCACCGATCTGCTTACTTACTTCAGATCTGGTCGAGTACTGCGAAAGTAATTCATCAAGGCTATACACAAATTGGCTACTTACAAGTAGGTCATCTGCATTGATAGTTTTCTCATTAGCCTTGAGTGAGGTATCCCCTAGTATTGGGGTGCCTGGGGTATGGAACCCTGCGCTAAGTGTTCCTGTTAATAAGAACTGCTTAGACTTTCCGCCTCGTAGCGTATAACTACGAACTAGCCCTTTAAATATAGACGCTGCATTGAAGGCTGTGAAAACCTCCCCAGAGAATAGCTTAAGAGCTGTTGAATATTTATCGGCAAACGCATTTGACTGGCTGCCGTTCACCGCATTGGGGCGGTGTAGACTACTTATATTAGTCACTTTACTTTAAATAAGAGAAAGATATGTTTAATCGTTCTTGATCAAATCCTTTTCAGTGAAAGTTATCCTCCGCAGAGGGCTTACTCCTATTCTGATTATTTCTTTAGAACTAAAATTCCCTTGCAAGGTATCAGATACGAAGCCTCCGATGGGGCTAATGAAAGGGGAGTCCTACTCTGAGGTGCTCCCCTCCCTTTTATTGTTTAGTGGTGTAATATGTCACACCACGATACTTGAGTTTGACTTCTCTTTTGAAGTCTTTCTGTTCTTTAACACGAGCTTGTAATTCTACTAGAGGCATTTCTCTTAAGAATAACTAATCCCCCGTTTCATGGATTAGCTTCATGCGTCCCATAAGGATAAACGTAAGCTCGTCTATTTTTTCTTCTTACCGCCTTTCTTTTTAGAAAGTGGTCCGTATCCTTTTCCTTTAGGCATTTGTTGTTATTTCTGTAGCGGCTAAATCTAATGGGAAGTTATGAGCGTTTCTCTCGTGCATTACCTCCATACCTAAGTCAGCCCTGTTAAGGACATCAGCCCAAGTTGGGACTGTTCTTCCGCTGGCATCAACGACGGACTGATTAAAGTTAAAGCCGTTGAGATTAAAAGCCATAGTGGAGATTCCCATAGAGGTAAGCCAAATGCAAACGACGGGGAAAGTAGCAAGAAAAAAATGTAAGCTACGGCTATTATTAAAGCTGGCATACTGA